TGAGGCAAAAGTTTTAGCTGTGTCTGCTAATCTTCCGTTGGTGTTAATATAATCAACTATAACAATATTTCCATTAGACAATTTTTTGCCTATTATATCATCCCCGAATCTTATTTGGAATAAACCGTCAGCGCCTTCTTCTATAAAATACGCTTTAGTATCTGATTTAACATTTAAAAATGTTGTGTTTAAATTATAAACTGTTGTAATTAAATCTGTTGATGAATTTTGTACTCTAACTCTTAATGTAGTTGTATCTGCTCTATCATTAGGCAATACATAAGGGCCGGCTTCTTTACCTGTTGAAACTACAAATTGATTTGTTACTCTTAATCCTTCTTTAATAGTTAATCCTGCAAAAACAAATTGTGTTTGGGTTGATGATGACACTGATTGTCCTGTGTACATTCCATAAGTTAAACCTGAGGAGACTGTTGTATTTTCTCCTGTAGAAACTTGTGATCCTAAAGATGCTTGTGCTTCTTTTTTACTGCTGTTAGGAGCGTAAAATGATACTCCACTATATTCTGTAAATGTATAAACTGTTGATCCTGTTCCGCCGGTGTCGGCTGCGTCTGATGCTGCCTCTGTTAAGTATAAAGGAAAATAATATCCTGCACCTAGTGTTGTATGTGTTCCATATAACCAATAAGGTCCTGTTCCGCCTGCTGTTACAGCTTGAGTTGTGGTTGTTCCTGATGGATAAAATTTATATGTTACTCCATTTACTGCTGACGCAAACACAGCGTCTCTTGACAATACCAATGTCGTTGCTGTGTAACTAGCCGGTACTGTTATCGCTAAATTAATTTTCCCTGCCGCACAACGGCTAGATCTAGGTGTATAACCTAATGCTTTTGCTATTGATACTACAGATTCTCTCTTAATAGCAGTATCTATAAAGTTTTCATTAGCTAACATGTGTGCTAACATGCCATTGTAATGCGTATTATACGCTAATAAGTCTATTAAAACTGCAAGGCCGGAGCCTTCGAAGTTATAATCTGAAAATTCTGTTTGACTATTTAAAAAGGTCTTAAGGTTTGCCTTTATATTATCAAAGTCTAATTCTGTTACATTTAATTGTGCCATTTGCTTACCTCAGCCTCGTAAGATTTACGGATAAATCTTGGGGTTCGTTTAATCCTTGTATATCAAATCTTATTGATACCTCATAACTATTGTTATCATAATCGGGACGACAATTTACATATATAATTGATACCCTTGGTTCATAATTAAGTATTTGTTGTTCAACAACACGGGCTATAGATTGTTCTAGGCCTGGACGCATTGGTTCAAATAACATGTTCATCAACGAAGAACCCAGTTCTGGATGGAAAGGTCTTTCATACGGTTTTGTCATAATTAAATTCTTTAATGCTTGTTTTACAGCGTTTGAGTCTAACTTCTTGTTTATGTCTCCAGAAAGCTCATTTTTTGTAAACAACATATCAAAGTCTTTATATACCCTTGCTACATTTAATTTCTGTGTTATTGCCATGTTAGTATTTATACTACCAGTTGAAATCTGGTAACTCTAAGTTTAAAAATTCTTCAGCTTGTTTCTTAGCTCTTGTACCCACCCTTATATCAATCTTTGGTTTGCGGTACTCAGGGAGTTTCTCTCCTTTTAAAATTGCCGCAGGATCTATATCTGGAAACGAAGTTGGTGTTGCTCTAACTGTAACCACAGTTCCTTCTTTTTCAATATTAGGCACTAACTTACAAAGAGAATCTAAATCTATTGCTCCAGACATTATCAACCGTTTTAAATCATCAAAGTTTTTAATATCACCTAAGTCAACGTTGCCCCACTTATTTTTCATACCTTCTAACTTAGATTCTATTTCATCTTTTTTTAAAACTCCCAACATAATAAGTTTTATTAAATCCTTTGTATCTTGATGTAATGTCTTATCTGAGTCAGACAAAACTTTATTAATAATGCTAGGGATCATGTTTTCCATTTTCCCCATTACTCCATTGACGGCCTCTAAAGCTTCATTCTTTATGTCGTTTATTTTTCCTAAAGGCGATGCGTCAATAGCTGCGTCGAATTTATCCTCGGCGGCTTGTACCTTGCCTGCAAGTTCTTTTAATTTTTCGCTAGGTCCGCAACTCATTTCTTATCCATTTGGTGTTGAAGTTTCTTGTGTTCCAGGAGTTGGTGAGCTTGATCCGCCAGTTCCAGGTACCTCTGTATGTGTATGTTGTGTATGTGTAATACCAGCTACTGTAATCTCACCACCACTATAAGTAATGTCTGCTGTTGGAGAGGTTAATGTATGTGTACCACCTATTGTTTCTGTGAGAGTGCCACCTATTGTATCTGATTTAGTTGTAGCCACATCTAATATTTGATCTGCTAAAGTTTTTAATGTCATTGTATCGCCAGAGCCTACTTCTAATACGCCGCTTGCTGCAATGAAAACATTGCCTCCTGCTAATGCTCTATATGTTCCTGCTACCGAAATGACTACATTTTCTTTAACACTCTTTAAATCTTTGCCGTATGTTTTGTTAATTGTTTCTGCAACAGAATCTACTCTGCCTTTGGCCACACTTATTGTTTGATTTCCTATGATTGTTTCTGTATCGTCTTGTGCCACACGAACTGTTCTGTTTCCTTTAATTGAATGTGTAACATCTGTTCCAACGACTTTAATATCGTTGCCATTTATCTTTGTAACTCTTGAGCCAAGAATAGATAAGAAATAATCTCCTTCTACTTCTTCGTATTTGTCTCCCTGCACTAATAGTTTAGCATCTCCTGCTATTGTAACATTACATGATCCTCTTATAAGAACATTATTTTTGCCTGCTATAATTTCATAACTATCGCCTACAATGTTTGTAACCTTTGTTCCATCATTTTGAATTTCATAGTTCGTACCTGATGGGTGGTATTCGTGAATTCTTCTGTTTGTCTCTGTGTTATCTGTTTCAAATACATGGCCTGCTCTAGTTTCTTTAACTATATTAAACGGGTATAATGAAGTCCACTCTTTATCTGGTGGCTCAGGGCCGTCGCCGTCTTTTAATTGTTGTGCAACATCAAAATAGTTCGCTTCGTCTTTTGATTTTCCTCTTGGGTGTGGTTCATCCCACATTTCTCCTTCGTAATCTTTTCCTGATATATCATCTAATATAGCATCGCCGGTTTCTTCTGATACTGACGGAGCTCTTGCTGTGCGGATTTCTGTTTCTCTTGCTTCTCTTCTATTTAATAAAGAGTAGTGTGTTTCTGCTGCCTCATTTCTAGCAAGTCTAGAAATATCAGGTTCACCTATTCCAGCAAATCCTTCATCTGGATCGTCTGGCAGTCTAGGAAACTTTCCTGTTGGATCCATAAATCCTGAAGTAGCACTAATCTCAGGCTTAGTTGCTGGTTTGCCTGCCACAGTTCCTAAGATCATAGGAATTTGTCCGTCTTCGCCGTCTGCAAAGAAACCTATAACAGTTGAACCTTGCACCAACGAATGATTTTCCATCATTCCATTGACACTTGCACTTGTAACAGCATTTATTGGAATTGCATATGGTAAATGTTTTACAGGTAATGTTTGTTTATTGCCTGTATGATATCCTGTTATTCTAACCTTAACCCTACCAGCATACGTTGGATCGTTGTTATCCTCAACAACACCCAACCACCAAATAAAATCTGGTATATTTAATTTGCCGTAATTTTTTAGTGCTTCTGTCATGCTAAATTGTCTCCCACCACTCCGTCATTTGGTTCACCTAATGATGCTGCTAATCCATTTTTAACTATTTCTAATTTCATTGTGTGTCTTGCACTATCAAATTTATGTTTAATAGCTGTTATTAAATAGTTTCCTGTTAATAAAGGATCTATTAAATCAGCATAAGTTGCGTCTGCTGCTTTATCTCCTGCGTTAGGATAAACCATTTTAATAAGTTTTCCAACTTCTATATCTGTTCTTCCAGGCAAATCTATTTCAAACGTATAATCTCTAAAAGAATTAAAATAAACCTGCCTAAATAAATTATTAGCTAACATTGCTGGGTTAGCTTCTGTTCCAAATTTTCCGTCTACCAATCCACCTTGCATTCCTGTGAACATGACTTGGTTTAAGTATTTAATATTCACAAACGAATACGGATTACGTTGTATTCCTGCTGGTATTGGAATGCCTGTATCTGTATGAACGAAACTACTAAATTGATCTCGCCCATCTAATGTAACTTCAGCTTGCTCTTTTGTAAACAAATCAAAAGCTCTTGTAGATGCTGAATAGTATCCGGTGTCTTGTCCATCTAAAATATTAATTGTTCTTGGTATGCTTATAGATTCTATTTTATTAAAAGACTTTGGAACTTCCTGCGCTAAAAATGTTTCACCGCCTCCTCTAGTAGGTACATCTAAGTTAGGAGGAGCATAAAGAAATTCTTCCCACAGGCCTACGTCTAATTGTTTTTGTATTAAGTTTTGGATTGATGTTAAATAAAATGCTTTATTTGATTCATAGAATATATAGTCTGAACCTATAAATTCCGCTCCTTGACACCTCCTACTTATAAACTGCATGTTTTGAAACGGTGTCCAAAAGTTAGAAGTATATTGTATCTTAGAACTGTGGGGTGTATCACCTACATAAAGTTCTGTTATAGTTTTTGGTGCGTCTATACGTCTATATTCTTGTATGTGCTCTAAATATATTTGTTGGGCTATTTTATCTGTTTCTCTCGGCATCCCAGGTGCACCATATGCCTGTGTAATGCTTCTTGCTTGATCGCTAATTGCTTCTATTGAACAAAACTTTAATACATAAAATTGTTCTCTATCGTTGTTAAGGATTCGTCTTTCAATAGCATAAATCTGAAATGATTTTTCTATTATATTCGCTGGAGTGTCTGCAAAGGTCCTTGTTCTCCATTTGCAAGTTATTATTTCGCCTCCTCTGATCGGCCACTTTGTAATTGCATTAACAGCATCTGTAACTACTATGTCTCCTGATAATGCTGGGGACCAAATATCTTCATATAAATTAAATTCAATTACATAGCTGGTAAAATCAAAGGTTGTCTTGTCATTAGTGATTATAAAAATCTCATCGCAAGAGACGTGTCCAGGGTATTGGATATTTTCTTCTACTGTTTCGTCTGCCATTTCATCACTACTTAACTAACCTAAGATACTGCGCGGTTATATCTTTTAAAAATGCTTGATCTAAGAGATGTATTTGACGCTT